AGGGGATATAGTGCTTTATGTAGCAGCTGTAAGTTCTAATACTTATTACGGGGGAAATCAAGACACCCCAACAGCTGGCTATAGCAGAATTCTTTTTGATTACCAGAATGATGTTATTTGGTGTGAAATGACTGTTCAATGGAAACGAATGGGAGCAACACCAGACACAGAGATTAAAATGAAGAGTGGAAACGGGAGCACGGCTAATAGCAGTTGTTTGCAAGCAATAGTTTTAAGAGATTTCAATTCTGATGCTACGCCTTATGCAGAAACTGCTTCTCAGGGTACGCCTAATACTCGTTCTACTCCTCCATCAAGCTTAACTTTAGCGAATGACAGTATAGTTTTAATGTTTCACACAAATGGAACACAGACGACTAGCTATGGTTATGCAATAAGTGATAATTCATACACTGATTATGTTAATGCTAATCTTGGGCAGTGGGCAAATGACAGCTACGATAGCAGTCTTGTAATTGGAAACACTAAAACTTTAAGTTCTGGCACTAATTTTTCGCCAACTGGTAAACCAATTTTTGGTAGCTCTGATTCGACAAATTATTCTGCTTTAGCATTTTCAATCGCATTTCCGATAGGGTAATTATTATGTATAGAGAAAATTCAACTGGCGAAATTTTTAGCGAATATCAGCTAAGAGCTAAATATCCGTTAAAATCTTTTCCTAAGAAATTCAATGAAAATGTCTGCTCTGATATTGGTGTCGCTTTAATTTTGACGCCAGAAACCCCAGAGCCATCTAGTCAATACAAAGTCGTTGAAAAAGACGGCATAGAACAAAACGCTGACGGTGAATGGCAGTGGGTATTCGTTGAGCGTGATATGTTCCCCGCTACTGACGAAAAGACTACTGAGCAGCTTATTGCCGAACATGAGGCGCAGCAGAAAGAGACTGAAGCGGAAAGCATGAGACAAAAGCGTGATGAAATGTTATCGCGCACTGACTGGATGGCCTGCTCTGATGTTGTCATGTCAGACGAATGGAGAGCATATAGGCAAGCACTTCGAGACGTTCCGCAACAGTCTGGGTTCCCAGATGCCGTTGAATGGCCTGCTAAACCAGAATAAGGTCAGGGTTTTTCATGAGTATTGCCAATTACGCAAAAACCGCTCGTCAACGCGAAGCCATAAGGGTTTGGGAAGACTGCGGTGAGGTTGCTGTCACAGCTGCGGGGATTCTAGGTATTACCCCGTCTACTATGCGCGATCATGTTAGGGCTGTTAAGAACTATGCGGCTCAAGGTGGCCTGTCCTCTAATTGGGACGCTACTAGACACGTTCCTGAAGGCGAAATAGTCATTGGTCGATCTATCTACACTGAAGACGATGAAGGCAACAAGGCGTGGTTGAAAACCCGCAGGACAATGCAAGAGGCCGAGCGAGACAAGGCTATACAGGCTTTCGTGGAAGGTTTAACTAAAGACCTCCCCAAAGCTAAGAAGCAAGCTAAGCCTAAGATTAAAAAGTTTGACGCTGACCTGTTGCCTACCATCGTAATCGGTGATGCTCACTTTGGCATGAGGGCTGACGCAAGAGAGACGAAAGAAAAAGACTACGACACTAAGATAGCGTCCGAGTCTATGCGAGATTCTATAGACTACTTGGTTGACCTGGCACCTCCGTCTGAGAATGCTTTGTTAGTCAATGTCGGTGATTTTATCCACGCTAACGGCTCGGGCGGCACTACTTTTGGCGGTACGAAACTGGACGTGGATACCAGAATCGAAGTCGTGCTTGATGTTGCGGCGCAAACTTTTGTGTACTCAATTTCTAAGATTTTGGAAAAGCACAAAAAGGTAACAGTCATTATGGCTCGTGGTAATCACGACTCTGACACTGCTATCGCCCTTGCGTTGATTCTTAAGTATTACTATTCGAACGAGCCGAGGGTAACCATATTAGACCCTCATGGATTCTTCCACACCCTACAGTTTGGTCAGAACCTGATTGCTGTACACCACGGTGATAAAGTTAAAGCGCCTAAACTCGCGTCTTTGCTTCCTAAAATGCTTCCTGAGCAGTGGTCGTCTACTAACTACCGCAAGTGGCTAGTGGGGCATATACACCATCAGACGCTTTTGGAAACCGACAATGGTGTATTCGTGGAATCGTTCGCGACTCTCGCTCCACCAGATTCTTGGCATGCAGGGGCAGGGTACGGTGCAGCCTCAGCTATGCACCAAATTGTTTTCCATAGGGAAGGCGGTGAAGCATTACGACATATATATCAACTCAGAAGCAGCCGCAAGGTCGCTGATTTAACCCTATAGGTATGACAATGGAAGACCGACTAAGCCGCGTAGAAGCAAAAATTGACAGCTTGCAGGAGGCTATCATTTCATTAGCCCGTGTCGAGGAACGTCTGGTAACGGTGTTTAATCGCCAATCTTCCATTGAATCTAAAGTAATGGGTTTAGACGACAAAGTTGATAGACTGTCAGAAAGCGTGGTTGGTACACGCCAGACTGAGAGAATCGTTTGGCTGGTTATCGCCGCTGCTATAGGCGCTGCATTTAGATACTTGGGGTAATTATGGACGCTATACAGTTTCCTGATACACGAGCCGACCGCTTGGCTGAGAATGCTATGGCAGAACTCGGGGAATGGGTCGAAAAGCAAATCGACCTCGGAGTTAGCCCTATAGTCCTAATCGGGCTTATAGAAACCTACAAGTCATCGCTTTGCTACAATCTGCTCGAAGATGAGGACGATTATGATTAAGCGCGCAAAGGCGGCCTATACGCTGCTTAAGAAGGGGAAGGTAGTTGCAGACCCAGCCAAGTGGAAAAGCCGTCAGATCACCGCTACGGCGCTCACAGGGGCTATATGGGCGGCTATACAGGCTGCGGAGGCGTTTGGGTATGCAATTCCTGTCGATGAGCAGACTGTGGACTCTGTGGCTGTTGGTGTCCTTGCTCTCGTTAACTGGCTGCTCACATTATCAACATCTGAAAAAGTCGGGCTGCAATCTGGGCGTTAAGCCTGTGATGGTAAACCCGCATTGGGTGCATGCAGTACCAAACATTTACGGCGTTGAAGCCATCTTACTAACTATGGAGTGTGCGATATGAATATTTTTACTTACCTAAGCTGGGTAAAGAAACTTTGGACAATGGTCGTTGATATTGTCAAATTGATCGAGGAGACGATTCCCGATGATGGTGCAGGTAAAGAAAAACTTGCTGCTTTTGACATTATGCTTAAAGCGGCTATTGAAAAGGCTGACGATATTGATGAATCTTTCGATAAGTTACAGCCTGTTGCTCATGATATTGTTTCTGCTGTGGTTACTCTCTTCAATGCCACAGGGCTTTTCAAAAGGGGCGAATGATGAGTCAGTGGGATAATCCATCACCAACGTCTAACTTCCTGTTTGATATTGCTCGCGGGAACATGGTGGGCGCGTCTGCTGTTAATATTTTCGGATTTAACACTGTAGTCGGTACGACTTACGAAACGCTGTGGAACGCAGGTGGTGAATATGTATTCCCTGACGAAGCCAAAGCAATGACCATTGTTAGCAGTGCCTCAGATACCATGCAGGTGCTAATCAACGGTCTGGACGCTGACTACCGAGAACTCGTGCAGGTGGTTACTTTAACTGGCACTACTCCTGTAGCGATTCCTAAAAGCATTTTCCGTATTAACAGCGCGGTAATTCTTTCTGGTTCTAACGCGGGCAACATCACGATTGCCAGTGGCGGGGTTACTTACGGGTATATCGGGATAGGGCTAGGCATTACTCAAAGTTGCGTTTACACAGTACCCGAAGGTTATAAGCTATATCTATTCCGCATTGACGTTAATTCAGCGACAACGAATGGTAACAAATATGTTACTTTCAGAAATGTCGTGACTAGCAATACGGGTAGAAAACTGCGAGTAGCACAAGCAACATTCGCCACTTCACAAGTTAGCTATGACCGCCAAGTGCCTTTTATGATTGATGAAAAAACCGACTTTATGTTTGAGGCTAAATCTAGCTCAAGCGATAACGAAGTCGCTATTTTTGTAGAAGCAGTTTTATACAAGAATCCAAGAGTATATGAGTAAGCTCACACAGATGCTGCGTAGGCATGAAGGCGTGAAGCAGTTTGCCTACGAAGATTCCCTTGGCTACCTAACCATCGGCGCAGGTCGTTCTATCGACTCTCGTATAGGCTTAGGGCTTTCTGATGCGGAGATTGAGTATTTGCTAAAGAATGACATTGAGCGAGTGCGTGAAGAATTAAAGTCTAACTTCCCGTGGTTTCACAACCTAAACAAAGCCCGTAAAGACGCGATCATTTCTATCTGTTTTAATCTAGGGCTTCCCAAGTTTATGAAGTTTGAGAAAGCACTGGCGGCTATGGCTGAGGAAGATTACCTAACCGCCAGCAATGAATTCCTAGACTCACGATGGGCTTTACAAGTCGGTGCTCGCGCGATGGAACTCGCAGAAATGATAGAAACAGGCGAATATTGCTAATCGTGCTTAGGCAGTATGCGGTCTAACTTATCCGCTTCCATTTCTGCGTCTATCAGCAGATCAATATAGTGTTTTGCTTTTCTTAAATCTTCGATGCCGTTTTTAGAACGCCACCTTGAAAGATACTTAATGACGTTCGCCTCACAATACGGCAGTTTGTTTTTCATTATGTACTCGATGGGCTGAATTTCCATCTTGCTATAATGGTCGCCGCCAATCTGCATGTCTGTAGCCTTCATTTGTCGTTCTCCTTTATAAAAATGCCTTTGTCGTTCATATAGCCTTTGCGGTCTTTTATATCGTTGTAGGCGTGCGCTAGGCACTGCTCAAGCGTTGTACCGTGCATCAGGGCTAGGTTATTCAGTACAACGAGGCAGTCGCCTATGTCATCGTAAACATCCCTGCCCTTGGCTATGTTGTCTGCGAGCTCTCCCATTTCAGAAACCAGCTTCAAGCACTGGGTTTCTCTGTTGCCGTTTTGGATTATCTGCCTATCTATGCTCCATTGGCTGCACTTATCTATCAATTCATTCACTACTTGCTCTCCATAAATTTAACAAACTGTTCACTAACCTCAGGGTAAGCCGTAAAAAAATCCGCTATATCGTTATTGGTTTTTATAAATGTAGCAACTGCGCGTAATACGTCACCTTCTAAATCATTTGCGCCAGTTAAAATCCACGCTTGCATTTCGTTCTGGCTCATTGGTTCGATTTCCATGCCGTTCTCCTTAGTGTTTAGTTCCGGTCATTAAGTTTTTTGTTTCCAAAAAGTCGTAGTAATTTTCACAGGCTTCTTCGTTGACTTCTAAGAACTCGTCAAACATATTAAAGTGAACCATTAATGTAAGGATGCCTATATAGTCCCTGCCCTCAAATTTACTTAACTCCTGCGCCCATTTCGTTAATTCTTTTCGAGTCATTAACTCGTAAATTTCATCGTCCACTTGCGCGTATCTCATTAGCCTTCCCCTATTCTGTTTCTGTGATATTTGATCTGCTCCATGAAGTCTTTATACATTTCTTCATAGTCTTTTTTATAAAACTTAACTGGGTTACGCTTGGTGGCGAGCATATTTTCCACAAAGTCTTTACCGTAGTAGTCATACATCCAAGTCGTGTATTCCTGCGCGGCAGTGCCTGATTTCATGCCGAAGATATTGCAGTATTTGCACTGCGGATGAACATTGCAGATTTCAAGCGACCAGTAAGATGAATTACCTTTAGGGATAAAATGCCCACCGTCCATCCCGTCCTTGTAATGCTTGATAGTCTTACAAGAAACGCACTGAACGTAACCATCATCATCAGCCGCCGCTAAACGTGCGAGCAACTGGATTGCTTCAAGGCATTTCTTTTTGTTCATCTATTAAATCCCTGATGTCGTCAATCATGAGTCGCAATTCATCTATGCTGTCTTCAAGCTGGTGTATTTGGCGCAGCAATTCCACTGCTTCTTCGACTTCGGTTTCGTCTAACTCAAGGCTAATCTTCATTTAATATCTCGGCATAAAATTTTAGGTATTGCTTGTAATAATCCACCTGCAATAATAGCAAATCATTGTAGGTCTGTTTGAGTTCTTCCCTTGAGAAGTTTTCTAACCCAGTAATTAGCTGCTTATCCGCTCGTTCGACTATCGGCTTGTATATTTCCAGAATCATCGTCTTGTCCTCGTGATGGGAATGGAACGCTAACGCCAAATTTCTCAGCCATGTTTCTATTTAAAACATCGTAGACCTCGGAATATTGGAAAGTGTTAGCTTCGGTTGTCGAGCGTTTGCCTATCACATATTCTTGTATAGGCTTCCATAGATGCTCCCTGACTAGGTCTTGAGTCCAAGGTATCTCTACCTCAGCTTTCAAAGTCCGCTTCATGTCTAGACCCGCATCGTTCAACGCAGTAGCAAGCTCTCGACAATAAACCTGCAAAGCATTGTTCTGTGTGTTTGTGCGCTTCTTCCCGATGGTTAAATTCACCGTCACGTAATGCTTTAATGAATACACCTCAGTGACGTGCTCAATGAATTCGTTTAGCGATTCTTTCGAGTTTATTGTCCATGGCTCGTTACTTTGCATAATGGTCACCAAATCGCCTAACTACTAAGTCCTGTATGCCTTCAAACTCTTTCCCGTATTTTCCAAACTCAACCCGTTCTATCTCGCCGCCTTTGGCTAAAAACTTTTCGGTATCGCGCTTAATCTTTGCGCGCTGCAAGTCTTTTTCTAAGGGTATAGTTTGCCTAACCATCTGTGCCTAGCCTCACGAATTCGTCAATGCTCATGCCGAAGATAGCGGCTAGTTGCTGAACTTTGTGGATGTTGGCAGACTTTTGCTTGCGTGTGTAATACACGGCTTGGCGGGTCTCGCCCAGTAATTCGGCTAGTTTAGCCGTAGGAAGTCGTGCCTTGTATTGCGCTTCCTGTAAACTTTTCCCAATATTGGCTTCTTGCATTTGTTTTATTCCTCAGGTCTAATGAATTCACAAGCCATCGCTTGTTCTCCTAGAAGTAAGTTTAGCCCCTGCAAGTTTGTTGTTTCTTGCAGGGGCTTTTTTTATCTAGAAAGGAATGTCGTCATCGAAGTCTTGCGACTGCTGTGGCGGCTGGTATTGCTGCTGCTGTGGCTGCTGTTGTGGCTGCTGTCGCTGTCCTTCGGGCTTCGGGCTTAGGAACTGCATAGAATTACCCACAATCTCTGTGCTGTAACGCTTTTCGCCGTCCTTTTCCCAGCTGTTAGTGACAATCTTGCCTTCAATGTAGAGTTTCGAGCCTTTGCCTACATACTGCCCTGCAAGCTCAGCAAGGCGGTTATATAGCGTGATTCGGTGCCATTCCGTCTTTTCTTGCTTCTGGCCTTGCTTGTCAGTCCACTTCTCGGTTGTAGCAAGTGGCAGCGTGACGATAGCTGTGCCGTTAGGCGTTGACTTAAACTCGGGCTCTTTTCCTACGTTTCCGATTAGCATTACTTTGTTAAGCATCTTATTCTCCTTGTTTCTTAAATCGTTCCACGCAGCTCTCAATTTCGTCTACTGCGCGTTTTAGGTGTCCATCAAGTAACTTAATGAACTCTTCATCTCGGTGAACAACCACGTGTAGCTGCTCGCCGAAATCTGGGTGGAAGCTGTAGAAGTGCCAAACATCTCTGTCGGTCACGTACAGGCTCCCTTGGACTTGCTGAAAGTATTTGCTGGGCAAAACACCATCGCGTAAATACGCAACGTGATTGTGAGCTAATGGGCATTTTATTTCCAAGCCCATGTCTTCCAATATCAGGCCGTCAGGTGAACAGCTACACGTGGTT